CTGGCCAGTACGTGGTAGTGACGTACACAAAAGACGATTCGGGAGACGTTGGCACAGACAACATCACAGTCACGCTATCGATTACACCAACACCAACAGCAACAGCTACGCCTACGCCAGAACCAACAGCTACACCAACGCCTACGCCAGAACCAACAGCTACACCAACGCCTACACCAGAACCAACAGCTACACCCACTCCCACACCAGAACCAACAGCTACACCCACTCCCACACCAGAACCAACAGCTACACCAACGCCTACCCCAGAACCGACAGCTACACCCACTCCCACACCAGAACCAACAGCTACAGCTGGAGCAGGGGGAGCGCAAGGATTTGTCGTGAGCGGTGCTGGTTCATCAGCCTTTAACGGCACCTATTGCCCAGACGGCACTCTTAATGGAAAAGCCCGATATGTATTGGCTGGAAGTAATTACACAATAGAATATACAAATAATTGGGTAGTAAATGAGGAGGAAAACTATGGACCTGGATGGTTTATCCAGGCTGGCAATAGTAACTGGACATTTACTCAGTATTTTAACCTTTCTTCATCAGCCACTCCGCCATTAAGCGGTTGGACAACCTATCTTGCCAGCTCACCAGCACCAACACTATCATCTACAACATGCGGTGGATCAAACCCAACACCAACAGCAACGCCAATTCCGCCTACAGCTACACCAACGCCTACCCCAGAACCAACAGCTACACCAACGCCTACCCCAGAACCAACAGCTACACCCACTCCCACACCAGAACCAACCGCAACGCCTACGCCCGCTGCGGCACTCACTCCGCTTTCCGGCCTGACGACAAACGGCACTGCCTCTGGCTCGGGAACCGCAGCCAGTCCCTTGGTCTGGTCGGGGTCAATCCGATGGGGCGGTGTTGCGGGTTCAAGCGCAGGTGTCGCATCTGCATTCACAGTACAAACATCCGGCATGCTTTACATTAACGTAACGGCGCAAGGTGCTATGTGCGGAGACAGTGATCAGCGCAGTGAGTGGTACAAGAATGGAGTGTACGCTGGCCTAGCAGGAGTGTGCCGCAGCAGTTATACCGGCTCGTTTGCCGTAGCGGCAGGCGACACTATAAGCGTGCTGTACGAAGCGTGGTACAACGAAGCCTTGACTGGGTTTTCTGCATATGTGGCTTAAAGCATCCCTACCCGCCGTTCCGGAGTTGCCGCCCAGCGCTGGATGGGTACGCGTGCAAGACCCTGCGTTTGTGCTTGACGCACTATTTGAAATGCCGACAAACATTTCCGCCAACAGTTCGGCCAAAAACTTGTATTGCGACGGCAGGGCGGACGGTGTAACGGGCAGTTGGTTGTATCCTCCCGGTGGTGGTCAGGGGTGGCACACAAATACGCACTTTTCGCCGCGGCGGCTCTATATTTCGTGGAGCGAAACGGGAAACAGCGGGATGTTGTTTCTCAAAGACGACTTAGTTGTCGAAGACCGCGACGAGCGTGGTTGGAACATTCGGCTGTTTGACGCCACGCAGCCGCACGCGGTGTTTGCGCGGTGTTGGCGCTACAGCGTGGGTTATGCCGTTTAATCGCAAAATCGACTGACACTATTAATTTGTACGCTTTAACATGGCCAATACACGCATTACAGATTTGTTGGACGCCGTAAGCGTTAGCGGTAACGACCTACTTGTTGTTTTAGATACGACAACAACGCCGCCGACAGCTAAATCCGTTGCGGCTAGCTATATCGCGACACTTGCGCCAGTTGCATCTGTTGCCGGCAAGGTTGGCGCAGTAACGCTGACGCAGTCAGATATCTCGGGCTTGCCCGCGGCGTTAGCCGGGCGGTTGGACGCCGACAATTACATAAGTTTTACATGGGCCACGCGAACAATTACCGGCGTTGTTAGCAATTATTTAGCGCAACCAGCAAACATGCTGCGGTTAAACACAATAGGTGCGGCTACAATCACCGGGTTTAGCGGCGGTGCGGCGCACACGTGGCACCGAATTATTAACGTCTCGCTGAACAACATCACAGTTGTGCCGCAGTCCGCGCAAAGCGAGGCCGCAAATAGAATTGTGCTGCCCGGCAACACAGCCCGAGTAATCTATCCAAACCAAGACGCGATATTTTTTTACGACCCAACGATCCAGCGCTGGCGCTCTCCGGGCTGTCCTGTGAATTACGGCTATTAGCATGCTAAACGCGCTACGCGACAATCCGATGCGCGCGCCGCACTGGCGATGGCTGCGGGCAATGCAGGTAGACGCCGGCGGCCAACGCCCTTCGCGCGTCATAGATGGCGGCGACGGCTTCGCGTGGATCCGGCGAGCGCTGCGACTAAAAAGACGACACGCATTAGCCGCGACTCGACCGCAGGCTATTTTTGCGCTTGCGCGCGCCGATAAGGAACTATTCTGGGCGCACTCAATTTGGGCCGAAGAGCGCGCGCCGACTCGTTGGGCGATTGAGGCGCACATTCTTGCAAACGAAGATGACGAATCCATAGCCAAAAAAGTGGGCTGCGACCCGGCTGTAATAGAAGCGTACGAAGCTGTATTTTTTAATGTACGCGAAAAGCTAGACAAGGTTAACTACATTTCAAACGTGGTCATGGGCGATGCAGTTGCGCGCGGTTTAACCGAGCGGCAGTATGATTTACTCTGGAAGCTTTTCGGTTATCGCGGTGGTTCGCATGTACTGGATGCCATGATTGGTAAATTCAGTACGCTGGCAAAACCGCAACGCCCAGAAGACGTGTCACAATTCTTCCAAGAAGCTGCAATTAACTCTATGCGACATAAGGCGGCTGTGGCGGCTCTGACGGTGCCGATCAATACGCATACACAACTGCCGCTCCTCGACGCCTACGTTAAATACGTCGAAATTGAGAGAACCACGCAAAATGCAGAGCGCGCACACGTCGGAATTGTGCAGAATATTGGCGCGATGCTGGCGGCTCTGCCATTCAAAGTAGGCACAAAGCTGGATTCCGCAGGGGATAAAATGGTACCCTTTGATAATAACGCCGCAGAATTGCGCAGTGATGAATTAATGGTCGTAGCGGCCGGCGGGAAGCTTAAAAATCAGCCACTGCTTGAAGAGTTAAGATTTCCTGGAGAATAAAGCATGCAGCCACTTAGCAAAGAAGCCGAAAACAAGCTTCTCGCGGCGATCGAAAAAGCCGCAGAGCTTGTGAATTCCGGCGAAACGCCAAACGCCGCTATTATCAAAGTGGCCGGCGATGAAAATATCCCGGCTGGCCATATCAATTTGATGGTGCACGCGTATAACACCGGCCGCACGACGAAACAGCGCGAAAGCGGAGATTCGGCGCACGAAAAAGCTGCCGACTTCAACCTAGCAGACGCCGACGTAATCATGGACGCGCTTTACCCGAAGAGTGTAAAGACATCTGCTGAAATCGCAACGAATTCGATTGTGTCGACAGAGTATGCGGTTTCTCCCGTTGGCTTTTTATCGCGTCGTAAAGCGGTAATGGAGAAGGCAGCGGCCGCGTTAATCGCTTTACCCGAGAAGACGTGGATTGCTCCGCCTCGAGACGAGCATGCCGAGGCTATGCGTGGTTACAGTAAGAAACAGGCAGAAAAGCGCGCCCTAGAAGAGCTGCGGCGAGTGGCCACAGTTGCTTACAGCAAAGCCGCTGAGGCGATGGACGAGCTTGCCACTTATTTTCGCGCGCCCGGCAACATGCGTTTCGGCGATGCGGTGAAACAAGCCGGCCTGCGACTAGGCGACGAGGGCGTGGCTGTGCTGACAAAGCTTGCTGAGGTTTATCCTTGGCTGAAGAAGCAAGCCGCCACGAATAAAGCGCATTTTGGCAATAACGGACCGTACGCGCTGATTGAAACCGTCGTAGAAAAACTTGCCGAGTACAAGGAGTACCAAGCCAAGTTTAACGACGCCAGCCCGGCCAATAAGCAAGCAAGCGCAGAGAAGCCGGAACCGATTACCGGCTCTATTCTCTTCAATCCGTTGGAGGTACCGCTTGAACTAAAAAAAGCTAATGCGTCGCCAACCTTGCCAACAGGGCCGGTATCGGCGACGCAAATGCTCGGTCAGACCATGTACGAGGGCGCCAACAGCTACATCAAAAAACCGGAGCAATTGCGCAACGAAGCATTTGCCGACATTACCGATCCAGACCACGAGCGCAAACTAAAAAACATTCGCGCGCAAAGTGTTCTGGCTGATTTAATCGTCAATGATCCTGTAATCTCCGGGCATGATCCGCGAGACGTAACTAACGCGTTTAATGAGCTTGCTGAAGTTGCGCCAAATTTCATGGACTCGTCGGCAACAGTGCAGGCGTTGTTGCGCAAAAGGTTAGAGGCGGGCCAGCTGGCGGATTTCGACCTCAAGCAACTGGTAGAGCTTGAAAAAATCAAAGCAGAACAGCAGAAAAACCTGGTTGATACTCAGGTTCGGAAGCGCGACTTACTGGGGTGAGGCATGGACGAGCAAACAGCTGAAAAATTTGCAGAGCTACTCGGCAAGTGCGCGGCCACTGGCGATTCGCGCGAGCTTGTAAAGCAAGCCGGTCTACCTGAAATTTTGCTTGCGTCCTTGGCCGGCGCTGGTGTCGGCGGCGCTGCTGGGTACTTTGGAACGGAAAAAGAAAAAAACAAAGCGCGAAATGCCGCGTATGGCGCGTTAACCGGCGGGCTGGGCGCGGGCGGCTTACAAACGGCGTATCACTACTTAGGCAACAGCCAAAGCCCGAAAATTGATGGAGCAGCTTCGGGAACGGGTAATACGATAAACAAAGCGCTTACCGGCGCGTTTAATACCGTTACTCTGCCCTTTCAATCATTGGCCGCCGCCAGCGGTCTCGGCTTCGCTAATTTACCACTCGGCAGTAAAAGCATAGCTACGCGCGCCGCAGATAGCGCAGTTGGGCTGTATGACCGCATTACCGGCAAGTCTGTCAACACAGGCTCGCTGGCAACCGCGCTTACTGAGGGTAAAATAAAATCGTTAAGAGGCGGTAAAGGCGCAATAGATCCGGCAAGAATTTTACAGAGTATAATCGATGCAAATCCGAAAAACCCTGTTGTAAAAAAATTACAACTACGCGGCCAATTTGCAAACGATCCCGCGATTGCTCAACAACAGGTTGCGCAGTTAAACAGCCTAACTAAACCGCCGCAGCAATTGCCGGGTGATTTTTTAACGCAGCTGCAAAAAGCGCATAAAGGCCCACGCGGCCGAGTAATGGCGGGCAGAGCTGGCCGGGTTGGCGGAAACTTGGCGGGTATAGCCGGCGGTTTGGGCACTGAATATGTACTCAATACGCTCTATAATTTGTTACAAGGGAAAGCCGACAAGTAGGGACACGTACACATGAGCATGATCAAAGTAATTCAGCCACAATCGCAAGATTTCAGCGAACCCGTCGCGGCGCTCATCAAAGTATCTAGCCGCGGCATCATCGGCAATGATAAAGCCGATTTGATTAAACGCGCAGGGGCTGAATTTGCGGATAAACTGCAGAACATTAAATTCGCAAAAGACGAAGTTCCTGTACACCTCATCGCTATTGGCGCCACAGAGGATTACGGCCCGAACCGCAACGGCGACGGGTTTAAGCGCGCCTGCTGTGAAAAATACCACGACACGTTCACAAAATTTGCCAGGTTCTATCGCGACCATCTGAACAAGAATCCGGCCAAGAGCTATGGCCTAGTTAAAGCATCCGCGTATCACGAGCCGATGAAGCGTATTGAGCTCGTAGCCGCGCTTAACGCCACGAAAGAAGCGGCTGATCGCAATGGCGGCCTGGTAGCGGACAAAGAACTCGAGAAGCTCGCTCGCGGCGAAGATATCGGCGTGTCCATGGCCTGCACTATCCCGTTTGACGTATGTAGCGGCTGCGGCAACAAAGCAAAAACCCGCGCCGAGTACTGCGACTCAATTGAAAAGGGCGGCCACTGTAAAGCAGGCGGTTTAAAGCACAACATGGGTCGGTGTCTTTCCGACGGACATGTTCTTCACGCCGATAACCCAAATCCCCGGTTTTTTGATATCTCACATGTGTTCCGCCCGGCCGACCGTATCGCTTATATTTCTGGCGCGTTTGACAAAGTTGCAGCTGCTGGAATTATCTCCGGCGCCGAGCTTGCCGAACGTCTTGGCGTAAGCGCGCCGTCGGGACTCGGCGTAGAGTTAGGCACGCCGGCGCATGTTTGTGCGCAGCTTGCGGCGCTCGAAAAGCTCGCCGAGGCTGAGCAATTGAGCCAAATTGGTCCTATTTGGAATAAAACGCTTTTGGCGCAATCGGCCGCGGTACAGGAGCCGATTAACCTAGCAGAGATAGAGAACGTGAAACTGGCTGAGGTTTTTCGTGCTTTGTCGGATGCCGGTGTTATCCTGCCGGTGCGCGACTTCCTTGCTTTAACTGTTAAATCAGCCGGACCTGATTTGGCGCACGCTGTCGTTGATGCGCTCCCGGGTATGTTTTCGAAAATAGCCGAACGTCACGATGTTGTTTCATGTTTAGAGCAAAACGCGTATAATTCTGCTTATGCGGCCGCACCTCGCGCGCGTATTTGGGCGGAGAAGGTCGCCGCTACGCGCAGCGTACTTCCAAAAGAAGTAGAGAAGCGCGCATACTTAGCCGTGTTACGCAATGCGCCGTTACCGGCAACAAATAATACAAGTTTCCATCAGTTATCCAAGACGGCATCAACAAGTACACCGGCTGTAACCGCTCTTGCGCATCACTACGCCATGTATAAAATTGCTGCTTTCGCGGACTTCATGAAAAAATATGACGCTGATGGGTTGACAGCCCCGTACTGTGTTATGCAGAATTACATAAAGTAAACGACGCTGATACTTACGATCGGCGTATAAAGGAGACCATTATGGCACGGATGCAACGTTCGCTTTTCGCGCAACTGAACGCGCTGGCTGAAGAGATTTCGCAGAATGCGGAGAAGGTGGCGGCTGCTAAACAGGCCGCGCCGGTCCCCGCCGATCCGGGTGGTTATCAGGGTGCTTCTTCGCATCCGAGCGCGCACGTCGATAACGACGTGCAGAAAGCGACGACTGGCGCACGTGCCGCCGAGTACGAAGCCGACATCAAGCAGCAGCAGGGCGCGCTTGCTGTTGATAACACTCCGGAAATGTCGCAAGAAGGTCGGCAAGACCAGGTGCAGACAAACATCGGCACCAACGTCGCGGCCACTGGCGAAGATCCGGCAGCGGAGAAAGATTACAAGGGCACTAAAGACGACCCGGGCACATCGCATCCGGCTAAGGCCAACGACGGCGAGAAGTACAGCTCGGTTACGTTCAAGCAAGCGCACGCGCAGTGCAGCACACTCGGTAACGAGATTCTTGCTGACCTCATTAATTTTGGTGCGGTCGCTGTTGAGCAGAAAGCGGCTGGCATGCCGCCGCAGCTCGCCGCTGCTCTTGGCGAAAAAAAGGAAAAGCCGGCTGAGGACAAAGACGATAAGGCCGAGCACGGCGAACTAAAAGGCGACCAGCACAAACTGGACGTAGACCACGACGGAAAAATCGAAGGCAGCGATCTTGCTAGCTTGCGCAATGGCAAGAAAGCCAACGCCGAAGCTTTTGCCGCTGGTTACGAACTTGCCGCCGCGATTGGTTTAGACAAGCAGGCTGCTGAAGCCAGTGTGCGCGATGTTTGCGCTAACACGCTTCGCGAGGCCGACGAGATGGCTGAGCTGTTCGTCGGTTTTTACACGGCGAAGTCCGCCGGGGCTGATCCTATCGAAGAGGCGTCCGAGGGCGAAGATCACGGAAACCCTGAAGACGTAGGTTCTGGCGAAAACGGGCCGGCTGCTAGTGAAGAGGTTCTAGGCGGCGGCGCGGAAGCCCCGGGCCTCGAAAGCGCGCCGCCCTCGGAAGACGAGGCGCTGCAGGAGCTAGCGATGGCGCTGCAAGAGCTTGGAATCCCGCCGGAAGTTCTAATGCAGCAGCTGGCTGGCGAAGCCGGTGGCGAAATGCCGATGGGCGGCGAGATGCCGATGGGCGCCGCGCCGAAAATGGCGGCTGCCAATGAGTTAAAAATGATCGGAAACGCCGTGCTGAATTTTCAGCAGTCCGGTAACTTTCAGATCAAAGAAGCTCGCACAAAGCGGTCGCGCGAGCTGCGTGACACTATGAAGAGCTACGTTCGCGAGCTCCTGAGTCGTTAATTACACGGAGGTTTCCACTATGCCCGATAACAACGTTTTAGTGCAGAAGATCATCGACTACATCGGTTACTCCGATGCGGCGATGAGCAAAGCTGCTACGGTGCTCAAGGAGCGCGAGACTCAGGTTGAGAAACTCGCCAAGCTCATTCCGGAAGCTGTGAAGGCCTGCGCCGATAACGAGCGCATTGAGCCGAATCAGAAGGAAGCGCTTGCGGCTGCTCTTCAAGATCCGGTTCGTACTATGGAGCTGGTTATCAAGCTAGCCTCGCACCGTAACGGCGCGGAGCTGGCGCGCATCGGCACGCCGCATGTGCAGAAGACCGCTGGTTACGATCCGAACACAAGCGTCACAAGCTCGTACGTGGGAGCTCGTGACGGCAAGCTCAGGGCTAGCGACATTAAACTGTTCACCGGCCTTGGTCTTAACCCGCCCACGAGTTGATTAGGTTTTTCCACTAAGTGCGTGACGCACTTTCACCCAAGTAAGACACGGAGGTCTTAAAATGGCTGTTGCTCCCGATCTTCCCTTCGAACATGGCCTGGATATCAAAAAGGGCTGGTTCGACATGGCGTCGCTCGACTACTCGGCTAAGCTGGGTACCGTCGGCTACTCTGTTCCTCGCGGCCGCGTAGTTCACCTCGAGGTGGTCGGCGGTCAGGAGGTATTCCTGCCTGGCGTTCGTGCTACTGACGTCGCCATCTTTTTGTTAAACGGTTCGGACGACGCCGACGTGTCAAATCCTGGCACTACGGCGTCTGGCAAGTTTGTGCAGCAGGCGGTTTCGCCGACTGGCAAGCTTTCAGGTGTTGTCGCCACGGGCGGTTACGAAATCGATTCGACTGAATTCGACTCGAGCCGTACGTACGCCCCTGGCGATCTGCTCACTGCTCCGACCGGCGCCCTGCTGGCCAACGCCGACACTGGCGGTGTGTTAACTAACAACAGCGTTGTGCAGTATGTCAACGCAGTTGTGGGCGTGGTCTCTAGCGGTAAGCACACGAACCACAACGGCGTCAGTACGCTCTCTTTTTGGAGCGTGTATCTGCCGGCCGGCACTGCAGCGACAATCGACTGATCTACCCCTAACTAACTAGGAACACGGAGGTTCCCAAAATGCCCACACAGCAAGAAGTACAGCTGCTCAACGAGACGCTGTTTGAACAGCTTGATACCCCCGGCATGCAGAAGCAGGCCATTGATGCGGTTAACGACTTCACGCGCACCAAGATGCGTGAAGACGGGTTCTACCGGCGGATTATGCCGCCGCTGACCATCACCAACGACGAGCTTGACCGTCAGGTTGACACTGACAAGCCCGTTAAGGTTGTGGACAAGGAGCCCGATTCCCCGGCGGCTGTGTCGCTCCCGTTTGCGACACTTCCGATCAACTTCTACATCCGTGGCCCGCGCTACCGCGTCATGTTTGACCGGATCGTGTCGCCTCGCGCTGTGAAGGACGTTGACGAGCTGCGCACCTACGTCATGGACATCCGCCAGGTTCTGTCGGACAACATGATCAAGGACATGCTCGCCGAAGAAGACTCCAAGTTTATCGCGGCGTTCAACGCCGTCCTCCCGACCCCGGGTGTGGCGAACGTTGCGTCTGGTTATGTGCAGTACGAAGAGATCTACGGCGGTATCACCCGTGAAACGCTGGTGGACGCGCTGAAGGTTATGCCCCGCACCTCGTCGCACTTTGAGGTTGAGACTTGCCTCGTGAATAACATCACGATCAAGGAACTCCTCAAGTTCGGTCGCGACGAGATGGGCGGCGACTTCTCGCAGGACATCATCAAGAACGGCTGGGCCGAGACGAACTTCCTCAACTGCCGCTGGATCGTGACCATCAAGACTGGTCTCATCCCGACGGACAGCCTGTTCATGTTCGCCTCGCCGAAGTTCATCGGCAAGAACTACGAGCTTGAGCCCACCACGATGTACATCCGTCGTGAGGCTTACATGCTTGAGTACTTCGCCTACAACACGCAAGGCGGCTCGTTCGGTCACACGAACGGTCTGGCCCGCGTGGACTTCAAGTGATAACAAAGCCTTAACATCTAGGAGCACATGACATGGCTATGGATCAGGTAAAGCAAGCCGCTGAGCAAGGTTTCGCTACGCTCGTAACGGAACTTGCGGCTCCCTATTTCTTCGAGAAGCTCTCGGCGCACGGCATCGTGCCGCGCACCGAAGAAGAGGCGGGGGAAATGTGGGCCGCGGCCCATAAGCTGCACGTGCTCTATACGGCTGAGCAGCAGAAAGCTGCGGCCGTCCAAACCTCCAAGCTCGCCAGCGCCAATGAGCAGCTAGACGCTGCCCTTGTCGCTGCCGGCTTGGCCGGTTCGGAGAAAGTTGCGGCGTTCAATCAGGCGGCGGAAGTTGCGGCGCAGCAGCCGGCGATCGCTGACGCGGTCTTAAAGCTGCGTGCCGCGGCCGAAATCGCTGCGCATAACGCAGGTTAACTAACTAGGAGCGTAACATGGCAGTACCAGGCTTATACACCACAGTAAAGAATGTGTCGGGCGCGGAGGCCGTATTCGGTTTCCTCGGCCTGCACGGCAAGCGACTGGCTAACAACGCCACGTTTACCGTTCCTGGCGATCTCGTCGCCAAGCTCGGTAATCAGCGCAGTCAGCGCCAGTTCAAGGCTCTTGAAAAGGCCCTTGAAGACGGCGATCTTGTTATCGTCAACTCCCCGGCCGTATACATCACCGACACCGATGACAACAGCATCGATCAGGTGACGGTGAACGATGGAGCGGTCGAAACAATTTCGCCCGACGGTTGGGACTGAGTTTAATTGTCACAGTCATTAGTGATAAGATGAAAAGGCTGGCCCAACCGGGCCGGCCTTTTTGTTTTTACTCGCGAGGTTTTTATGGTTGTCATCGGCACGCCCAACACACCTCCCGCTACGCCCTGCTGCAACATCGCAGAGCCGCCTCCGACGCCAAACCCGCCCGTATCCGCGATCGGGCAGAACGTTGTTAGCGCTGCTGTTTCGACTATTAACGCGCAACCTGTGCTAAGCCGTATGCGCGCTGTGACGGTTTCGCAGGGGCAATGCGCAACGATCGAATGGCAGATGCACGACAAAGACAATAATCCGGTTGATTTAAGTTCGTGTTTTCCGACACCAGCGCCAGCAGAACCGGAGTACGAAGTTGTATTGCGGTTAAAAGAACAGATATTGCTCGGCGAAAACGCGGCGCCTAAAGAACTAACCGCGACTATCGTCGACGCCGAAACCGGGAAAGTCTCGGCAACGCTGGACAGCAGCGCGGTGGCATACCCAGGCATTTTTTACGCTGAAATTGCTCTTGTAACCGTACCTGCTCCAGAAACGAAATCCTGCGTTATTTTTTCGAATCTGTTTTCGCTAATTATTACGCGAAGCACGTTCGGGGATATGGCCGCAGGTGGTCCGCCATCTATAGCTGAAATCCGGCTGCATCTGCGCGACAGCAGCCCGTCTGAAAGCTTTTTGCTCGACCACCTAATGTTCGACGACGCAGAAATTGCGCTTGCGATTACGCGGCCCGTTCAATACTGGAACGAGATCCCGCCACCAATTGGTGTTTTTACAACGCAAACTTTTCCGTTTAGGTACCACTGGTTAGAGGGTATTTGCGCTAACCTGTTTATGATGGCGGCAGAGCAATACCGGCGAAATCAGCTGAATTATTCTGCCGCAGGGGTAGCGCTAGACGATCAAAACAAAGAAGCTAATTACGAACGCGCTGGCCAAATGCGCTGGCAAGCCTACAGAGAATGGGTGCGTGTTAAGAAGGCTGAGATTAATCTGGAAGGCGCATACGGCGAAGTCGGCTCGACGTATCAGTATGGCACGTATTCTTCTGGAATTCGGTCGCGCTTCTGAGCCCTAAAAAACGAGCAAAAACACGGCATATTTAATAGAGCCCGGCTTTTCACTCCGGGTGCCGTGGAGGGTTCATGCTCGCAGTCGATGAGTTGTCTTCTTACATTGCCGAACTCATCATCAACAAAGAAAAAAACGATGATGATGAAAGCGGCACTATTTACGGCGCGTTACTGAAAACGCAAGCCGAATACCAATTTCCCCCGGGGGACGGCAGCCCGTTCCCGGAAGAGGCGTACTCAGCCACCGCAGCGTTTGCCGAGCACCTAATCGATCGACTGACAAAAGAGTCGATCTTGATGGTCACAAAGACGCTAATGCAGGTCAACGCGCTTGGTGACGCGGTAACTGAAAAACAAATCAAAAAATTAAAGGACAACGCCACGCGGAGCGCTGCTGGACTTATGCACGTTGTGTGTGTAGTCAAAGCGTCGTTAACGATGGTGGATTGGACTTACGTCGCCGAGCGCGTAATTGAAGCCGGGCACAAGCGTGCAACTGGCGAGACTAGCTCGGACGATGGTTGACGTGCGTAGCGTCGGCCGTTTCATGGAGGAAAGAACGCAACAGGAGCCATAATAATGGCAAAGAAGAAAGGTCGTTGGGCTTGTAGTTGTGCGGTCAGTTTTAAGCAGATTTTGACGCAGGTAAACAAGTTCCGGGTACATATGGGCAAGCGCCCAATATCATCGGCGACGCTATATCGTATTCGTTCCGATGCGGCTGAGGCGTTTCTTGACGCCTACCCCGACGGCAATTACGGGTTAGAGCGTAACCCGTACATCGCTACCCGGGTGGTCGGGTCGGCGTACGTCTTCGCCGCCAATCGCGCGGCGAAGTTGGTGCGCTTGGGGGTGAAGTACGAGCCGCCAAGCCCACGAGGCCGTAAAATCGGCACGCGCTTCAAGCGCGGCAAGATGGTCCTCGTCGGGCGCTAAACGTCTCCTGTTGTGAAGCGGCCGTGTTTTTGAGCGCGGGCGCTTAAACCTGGCGAGGACTGTGGTCTAGCGCTAAGTTTGCGGGGCAGCGGTTTGACCGCCGCCGCCCCGCTTTTTTTTAGCTATCAGCGCGGGCATAATGAATATGTCGCTTTAATCGGAATAGAGCCGCGCGATGTCGCTACAAAAAAACTATCCGTTTCGCCGTATCTCTGTAGATCACATGACACGCGGCGAAACGCGTGTTTGGTGGCAGCTCGAGCGCGATTTTCATGAAGCCGGCCCGTATGTTTTTCAGTTACAAGCGGGCAGCGCAGGCGTATCGGAAGCTATCGATTGGCAAAACGTCGGCAATCCTGTTGTTAATGGGTTTGTGGCCGTTGACACAGTTTGGCGAAATAGCGGCAGCATAATTACCACGCATTACCGCGTTACGCTTACCACGCCTACGTCGGTTTATGTGTCAGAGCCGGCGCCGTGCTCGGGAATGCTTTCTGAGCATGATTGGCTGCTCGCTAGAGAGATCGTACGTAAAGAGCGTTTGCGGTTAAACAAGGTAGCCGTAGATGGATACCTAATTAAAGCGCTGCGTTACGGTAAACCGTGCAGCCGCTGCCGCGATCCTTTGACGCAAGAACCATCAGATAATAACTGTCCGCTGTGTAACGGCACGGGGTTTGAAATCGGTTTTCATCCGGCTGTTCCGCTGCAGTGTTGGGATTTGTCTAACCAAGTAATCAGCGAAACGCAAGATTTGCAGCTGAAAGGTACGTCGCGAGAAAATCCGTACATTCAGGCGCGCGTTATCGGGTATCCGGCTTTAAACAACTACGATATCTGGGTTAACGCTACAACAGACGAGCGCTGGGTTGTTAGTGAAATTGCAATCGCTGCGGCTTTGCGTGGTGTGCCGCTCATTTATCAGGTTAAGCTGGGCCTCGTGCCGTTTCACAACGGTATTTACAGCATAGAGCTCGAGCAGCCGCAACCCACGTGGCCATTGGTCCCCGGAACTGGCTGCGTGACAGTAAATTCGGACTGGGCTGGCGTTTCGGCTAACGCGTTGAAATACAAAGACGCGAACGGCGCGTTTATTGTTAATGCGTATGTACACGCATTTGAGAAAGCAAATTTTGACCGTACATACCCGGTTTATCCTTTAAAAACAGACGCGGTAGCCAGTACAAAAACACTGGCAGACGGTACGTGGGTTAACGCATTGAACTTAGATCCGGGAAAATACGTGCTAGTGTACGAGAAACCCGACGCGTACGGCCCAAACAATTTTGAAATAACAGTTGAAAATCCATGCGCGGTTGTTGATACTCCATGTAGTTCGTGTAGTTCGTCTAGCAGTAGCGCGGCAGAGCCAGACGTTATTTGCCCAACCCCGCCCAGCAATGCCCGCGTTGTTAACAATTTCTGGGATATCTGATGGCGCGCGCGAATAAAAACGAGCCAGTGCTGCCGAAAATAAAGCTAGCCGGCAAACCAATACAGCCACTGCCAAAATACAAGCTCGCGCCAAGCTTGCCAAAGAACGATCCGCTACTTAAATACGTAAAAGAATTCGGCAAAAATGACAGACGTTAATCAAACATGTCCGCCGGCCGGCAATCCTGAAAACCGCATAGCCAAAGTAAGCGAGCTATGCGAGTTTGGCATGCGCCCGCACTTGGTTACAGGATTATTGCGCCAGCTACTAATCAACCACTTTTCTGACGCCGATAATATCGTTGACGCGCAGTTGCGGGCTAAGTTTAAAGAGTCAGGCCCGTGGAAAATTGACGAAAACGGCCTCAGCGACAGCGGAATTATGATTGAAAGCATTACGCGCTGGACGCCCAATAGCGCCAACAAACGTCCGGCTATTCTGATAAAACGGAATAGCTGGCAATGGGCGCGCATCGGAATTGGCGACCGTTCAGGTATAAACGAGCATGAAGGTTCGACTAGTTACACTGGTTTGTGGCAAGGTAGTCATTCGTTATACTGTATTGCAGCTTGGGGCCTAGAAACCGAGCTTTTGGCTACTGAAACTGTTCGATTTTTACTGCACTTTAGTCCGTGGATCCGCGACCAACTGTCGTTCAAAAAATTTGGCGTTACGGAGGTAGGCGGAATTGGTGAAGTGCAAGAGGTGGTGCAGGGCTTTGCCGTACCTGTCACTGTCGCGTACGTGGCCGAGGAGTCTTGGGCACTCCAGCCTGTCGCGCCGCGTTTAAAGCGGATTGTCCTCAAGGCGTCGGATTTGTTTGCGTGTTAACGGTTTGATTTAATACACTTTGTGTAGGTGCTTTTTTTGCCTCAGTTTGTTTTTTATACTGAGAGCCAGATCACCGAACACAGCATTACGGCACGGAGAGTTTCAATATGGCATACGTAAAACCGCAGGTTCTTGTCTTCCAAGAATTCAGCATCGTTCCGACCGAAATCACCGAACCGCTGCGCGCGCACATCTCCGGCCCGAATGCGATGCTGCACCGGTACTCTGACGCGACTGAAAAGGCGCTTAGCCGGCTGGGCGCGTATGACTACGAAAACGACACATGCTACACATGGCCGGGTCGCGTACCTGGCTCGCTTGTTGACGACAGCTATACCAAGCTGTTCATCGACGACGCGCTCATGCTGTACTACGAAAAAGTTATTTCTGATACCGCGACAGTTGTTCAGCCGGTATCTAGTCGCCCGAACTGGATTGAGTCGGTTGATGGCGACGTCAGCGCTAACGCCGGCGTTAGCTTTAAAAAGAACGGCGGCTATAATCGCAGCGGCGCTTTTAAGGACCGCGACGTCAAAGTTGGCGACGTAGTATATCTGCGCTCGGTAACTGGCGAAGAGTGCACAGAGACCGAACTGTGGACAACCGTAACTGGCTTTGCGAGTAAGTCGGTTGCCGCCGTTATTTCGAATGCGTCTGCCGATGCTGCGAATCAGGCGACGGTTGCCGCGTCAAACTCGACACCTACGTCCGGTAATAACTACCTCCAAGTCGGTGGCGTTTCGAATTGCGTTAAGCTGACCGCTGTTGACGCTACCGGGTATAGCGGCCTCGCTGATGGCGTAATCAACGAAACGTACACCATCGAGGTAATCAAGAGCTCTGTCGCTGGTTGCACAAACGCCACAAAACTGCGCGTACGGTCCGCCAGCAAGCTTGACGACGTGGCGGAATTAAACCCCGGCACGCTCGGCAGCGACGTGGCGATCGGTTCTCGCGGTTTAACTGTCACGTTTGAACTGTCTGAAGCTGAAGACTGCGGCGACGCCGCGGTTACAGCCGGCGTTGCTACAGAAGAATTTGTTGTTGGTCAGAAGTGGCAGGTTGTCGTTACCGAAGCTTACACGCAAGTTAAAGCTATTTCGAGTAACGGCAGCAGCGCTGCTCCGAGCACGTATACCGGCGACAAAAACGACACGTACATCGTCGAATGCACGAAGGGCGGCGAGCTTGGCGTAAACGCCACAGACTTCCCTGAGATTTCTGTGCGTACCGCTAACGGCTACGACTTTTCGGGCCCGACAGAGGTTACAACTTCCAGCGCTCTTGCTGGTGGTTTTGTAACAATTGGCTCGCATGGCGTTGCTGTCGCGTTTGTTAACAATTCAAACGGCGCTGTTACCAAAATGCGCAAGGGCGACAAATGGTACATCGGCGTGACGTCGAGCATGGCCGGCGAGGTTAACAGGCTTATTCTAAAGCACGACCTGCCGGGCGAAATGGCTGACGCTACGTCGCTAGACCTGCGGCTCTACATTAAAGACGACATTGAGGTCTCGCGCAACCGTACCGGCTTCGCGCCGCTCGTTAACTACGAGACGGAAGCTACGCAAATTTGCGTTAAAGCTGACGTTGTAGCTTACCATCCGGAATGGACACTAAACGGCGTAGAACAGCCGCTGTACGTCAAACAGGGCGATCTGTACGTCGAGTACCGCGAGTGGCTGTCCGAGCTTACCGACGAGGTAAACGGAATCAGCACCGTCGCAGACATCGATGACATTCGCGGTCCGCTCGATCCCGACAATCCGCTCAAGTGGGGCGTATACAAGGCGCTTTCCAACTCGAACGGCACTGTCGTTAAGTACACGGCCGTGCAGGATCCCGAAGATCTTGACAGCTGGGTAAACGTGCTGGAGCGGCTCAAGGGTCGGGACGATTTTTACAATCTCGTCCCGCTGACTTTCCGCAAGGATGTGCAAGACCTGTACGCTGCGCAAGTTGTCGGCGAGTCGAACGAAATCGCGAATAACTGGAAAGCCGGGTTTTTCGCGCTGCCGTCTCGCACGAATGTTATGGTTGTCGGCCAAGGTGCGCCAATCGCTGGCGTGTCCGGCAACACAATTGCTAACCCTGTACTAGCTACGGTGTCGGACAATAACAACGCGGTCGGCAACCAGTATACATTGCTGCAAGTTCCGGCCGGTTCGGGCTACTTCATCACCAACAACGTTCGGCCCGGCGACATCGTACGGTACAACTTTTCTGTGGACGGTTTTGGCGTCGAGACTTACTCGGAGTACGTGGTAGACAGCGTGCTGTCGGAGAGCTCGTTGCTGCTGTATTCCGGCACAACCGCCGCTGTTACATCGGCCGAGCGTGTTGAAATCTGGCACAGCTTTGACCGCAACGAGCTAGCCGATGACGTAGCAACAACAGCTGGCAGCTTCGGCAGCCGGCGTATTTGCGCTGTCTGGCCGGATCAAGTCGGTTCTGGCGGTCGTATGCAGGCCGGGTACCACCTGGCCGCCGCGGTCGCTGGTCTGGCGTCGGGCGTCGTACCGCATCAGGGGCTGACAAATGTTGAAGTTGCCGGATTTGACGACTTCTCGCGGTCTTACAAGCTGTTTAATGAAACGCAGCTTAACCGGCTTGCGGAAGCTGGCGTGTGGATTGTGACAGAAGATCGCGACGGCACGCCGCACTCGCGGCATGCGCTGACCACAGATAATCTCGACCTCAACCGCCGCGAAGAGATGATTCGCCGCAACGTTGACTCGATTTCTTATCTGTTCCTGCGTCGGCTGCGTCCGTATATCGGCCGCACCAACGCTACGCAGTCGATGGTTGATAAGCTGACACGCGAAGTCAATCAGCTCATTCGCTTTTTCCAGTCAAACGGCTACACCGAGGAGCTCGGTTCGCAGCTTATTGACGGGTCGATTCGTATTCTGCGGATTCATCCGCTGCTGAAGGATCGCATCGAAATTGTGCTCGATCTGGTGGTGCCCGCGCCGCTGAACAACATCGAGCTGCACTTGGTGATCTAATTACGCGTTAACAAGCAAACGGAGTGTTAAGCTATGCCCCCCATTTTTGAAACTACACCGCAGACCCCAGGCGGCGCGTTTACAGCAGAAAATTGCTCGTTAACCGGCTCGGGTCTTGGCGATGGCGCGGTTGTTCAACGTGTAAATTTCAGCATTACTCGCCCTATCAATTTCATCTACGAAATCGGTAGCGGCGCCGGTAAGCAGAACGTTTACTACGTTGGTGGCCGGCGTCAGGGCCAGGCGCAGTTTGAGCGCGTAGTAGGCGGTTCTAATTCGTTCGCGGCGCTCGTAAACAACTACGGGCCCCTCTGCGAAAACAAAGGTGCGGACATCGTGTTGACGGCAAAAGGCGGTTGCTCGCTCGGCGGCGGCGCTCTTTCGCAAACCGTTACGTATACGCTTATCACCCCGCGGTTAACCACCGTAGGCGCGAGCGTATCGGCACAGGACATCGTGATCATGGAAACCGTTGGTATGGTGTTCCTCGATCTCGATTACAAGGCCGCGTAGCGCAACAGTAGCTGAAAAATCAAACCTAATTAAACAGCTGTTGCGTAAAACGCAGCAGCTGTTTATTGTTTACGGTATTGGGCGGAAACGCTCGGGGCTTCGGCCCATAACCTCACATAGTGGTATTCATGGGTGCAATCATCGGCGATGGTGCGCCGTTACGTCCTACGCCAGCTCCGCTCAAGCCAGATTTAACTGAAGACGTACGGCTGCTCGAAAACAGGACGGCACACGCTAGTCAAACCGCGACAAGCGCGCATAGCGCTAATCTATCGCCTATTTCCGACCCACTCGGAAAGACGACTGCGTTTACCACCAGTTTCAATAACGACGGGCACATCTGCTACGGCCGGATCGTCGACGGCTCTGCCCTGACCAATTGTTATCGCGTAAGCATCGAGCGGGCTACCGCGCCAAAGCTGGCCGTACCGCTTATGTCGACGAGCCAGGCGGTAATTGGCGCCACAGAGATAAATACGTACGCACCTGGTACATCTGTGCTGCTGTACCTTCACTCGCAGCTGAAATACGCATTTATTCTCGGCGTAATACCTGATCCGTCCGTATTAGGCCGCGAATCAATTCACGACAATATTTCTGGCTTATCGCGGTCCCGGGCTGACGAAGCGCATCGGCGCTACTTGCAACTGACCGACAACGGCGGAATGACGAATTTCAGCTCGTGGAAGCCGTTCGACAGCACGCATGCCAGCGAGTGGGGCGCTACCAGTGTTACCGGGCTCAAGGTCACGCTGGATGACTTCATGGTGCAGATGGCGGTAAACGAGTTTACTGGAATATTCGGCTTCTATCACGATCAGCTTCTGCGCGTTGGCGGTTACAACATGCAGACGTGGACGGCCGGCCATGAGCGCGACGCATACATGGATCAGGCCGAGTACAACGACACGCAGGGCTATTCGCCTTATCCGTGGGAAGCAATGGGCATGTTAAAGCCCGGCCGCGATATGGTGCAGGAATACACGCCCGATCAGTTTGCCACCCTTGCCGGCCGGCCTTATTACTCGAATTGGGAAAATAAGTACGAAAGCCAGCAGCCATTCCATCGCACACAGAAGTTTTACGGTTATTACGGCCAAGGAGAGCGTACCGTTGTATGCGCGCCAGCTTCTTCGCCGGCGTGGTGGGCTTACAAATTTACAGGTAAAGGCGATCCCAGCGCGCCGTTTGAAACAAAAGTACAGAACGAATGGACAACCGACGCGCTACAAGCAAACAAAGGACCGGCAAAAGAAACAGCGCCGGTTAACATCGAAGATCCGGCGAATGCGCCAATTGGTTTATCGGAAGACAATACCAGTATTGACGGCCGTAGATTTATTGCGTCAGCCAAAGGCATTACGCTCGCTAAACGTATGCTGCTTCCGGTGCCGGCCAGAATGCGCCGACCAGAAGACGGGAACGGAGATGACGCGGACAAGAACTACAAAGCAGCCGGTAAATACGGCAACGGCAGCGGCAAAGATCACACGATTACTGGCGACGTAGCCACAACAGACGAAAAACATCCGCACTTACAAAGAGCCGCCGGAATTCTAGATCTGCACGGCTATTTGTTTAATTATGTTGGTTTGCATCCGTTTCACTGGCATGCAAAAGATTACAGAACATACGAGCAAAGCGAGCTTACTCACGCGCAGTACAACAGCAACATCCCTGACTACACAACGTTGAAGGGCTCGATGTACTTGCCGCAGCCGTCGCCTAAAACGCTTAATATTGATCATCGCTATGTAGGTCAGAAATTTTATGAGTCTGAGTCGTACATATCGCTGCTTGAAGACGGCGCGGTGGTTATTGGCGACGGCTATGGCGCTGAAATTCGCATGTGCGCGGGCAGTATTACAATTTCAGCTCCCGGCGACGTCTGGTTGAAGCCCGGTAAAAACGCGCAAATGTGGGCCGGCCGCGACATTATTATGCGGGCCAACAGCGGCGTAGACATATCCACAACGGAAGAAAGTGTACGGATTAAAGCCGAGCAGAATGTCATGATTCTGGCCGGTAATGACACGTCAAAGAAACAGGGCGGCGTACTAATCGAAAGCCGCGCCACAGCCCCGACGTACAACTTTGACGAACCCGGCGATGCAGTGATATTCGGCGGCGTTGTACTGCGCGCTAAAGAATCCGAGGTAATCGGCCTCGGTAAAAACATCTACATGCGCACAACTGGCGGATACGGAGGAACAGGAGCGCAAGCCGGATGCATTACGCTCGACGCAAGTCTCGGCGATGGCAACATAGTCACAAAGTCGCGCAACTTATTTCAGTATGCTGATTTAGACGGCGGGTTTTACCAGTATTTCCGTAATTTTGCCACGCCCGGCGCAGCTCGTGGTGTCGCTAACGTATTTAAGCGCCGACAGACATTGTTGGGCAGCAAACTGTATGTAAATGGGCCGGTAGCCGCAGATGGGCGCGGTAACGGTTACTCGTTCCTTGGCCGCGGGAATATCGTTACGAATACCGGGCACATATTAACGCAAAAGGGCGGATTAGTCGGACCATGTCAAGGGGATTGCAGCGGACAAGTTAACGCGGCAGTTGAAACAATCAAAACGTTTGCCACGGTCGAGCTCCCGAAAACACTTAGTCAGCTAGACACAGAAGTGTGGGCGGTTCTCTGGTACAACGACGACCGCCCCGGTAACGCTGACACTATCAAAAAACTTGAATTCAGTTTTCGCCGCGACGAAGATTATCGCGTCGACAACGACTTCGTAATCTTTGAAGATAGGTGGCAGCAGTACGCGCGAATTGGCGGACAGAATACAGGGCTGTGGGAAGAAAAGCCTGTGAAGACTGGCGGCGGCGTAGAGACGTGGCCGTTTCCGGGTAAAGCAAAAATGACGGATAAGGATGTGTTTAAACAACAAGACTTCTCGATTGTAGAGGTTGTCGGCAAGGCGTTTCGGGACAAAGACCGCGGATCCGGCTCTGGCGACTTGGCCGGTCCGTATAAAAACCCGCAGTTCAGCAGCGTGGTTGGCGGTAAGTCGTTAAAAGACGGGTATTACATCATCAAGAAATAGGAGCGCGGTATGGGCGTTATCGATTCAGCGCAGTATGTTTCGGAATTCACGCAAAAAACGCTCCAGCAATTTGACTGGACGAAAGGCGAGCCTATTCCAGAAAACATGGGCGACATCCTAGCCGACATTCACGGCAGAACGCCTGAAAGCAAAAAGCCCGGCATTTACGTCGACGCCGAGCTGATGACGCCGGCCGATGTGGCGCTTGTAAAGGCGGCGCTGCAAGCGGCTAAAAACGCGGGCCAAGCCGGCGCTAAAAAGACGATTGATACGGGCGGAATAGCTATGGATGAGTCCGCGAGGCAATTACTTGCGCAAATAGCCGCGAAAAATGACCAAACAGATACAGTTGTGCAGATTGTAGATGATCGCGAAGCCGTGGCCGCAGAAGCCGCAAAAGAAACGCCAGCTGCGCAGCCCGAAGAAGCTGCGGACAGCGTAACCAGCGAAATTCCAGAACCACTGCCGGCGTCGCCCGCAATTGAGCCGTTTTGCCCGCGCTGCAACTGGGACATGCGGCTCAAGTTTGATAACGACGTTACGCAGGAAGATAAGGAAGTGTTCATCGCCATAACGCTTGGCGGCGAACGGTTTAAAAAAGCATACGAGTTGCTTGGCGGCCGGTACCGCGTGCATTTCCGCAGCTTGATGGCTGAAGAAAACACAGAAATACACCATCAGCTTCTGCTCGACCAGAAAGCCGGAGACTTCTTAAACGACACAGAGTGGTTTTTACGGTTTTTCGAGTATCGTCTGGCGTGCTCTATTGAAAAAATCGTAATCAACGACAAGCCCGAAATAATTGTTCCCGAACTCGACGACGTGGCGGGCAGAGAGCTTCCTAACGAATCGGACATTAGCTCTGCGTCGGATTTAGTCCGATTACGCAAATACGTGCTAGCCAGCACGCTTAAAAACGAAGTCACCCGCCGCATTGTTGGCACACAATTTAGGCAATTCCAAAGACTTTATGAAACATTGGAGGCGATGGCGTTAGAGCCAAATTTTTGGCAAGGGATCGCGTAGCGGCGTACATGGTGCGCGCCGCTAGCACCGGCGCGTTTAATTACGCCAAAGCCGATCCCTACAACCCTCAGTGGCGTTTACGGCATGTCTTGATCCTGCGCGACGTGGCGCGGCAGGCCGACGAGCGGCTGTTAGCCGCTTTGCACGATCACTGGTTGGCGTATGTATCGCATAGCCGACTGGACGACGATAGCTGGTCAAATGCGAAAAAACAGGCGTCTAGCATACTGACACGGTTGCGGGAAAGCGTTTTTCCGTGGGAGGGGTCAGAGAAACCAAAGGACGAAAAAGATACAATAGACAGCAAATACGGCGATTTAATCGCGCAATATCGAGAGCTGGTATCGGGAAAAGACAATAAACCGCCGCCGGCTAAAGGACAGCAATAATGGCAGATCCAAACGATTACAGTGCTGTCCCGCAGCCAAACGGGCTGTTTAAACCGCCGCAGCCGAATTACAACCCGCTAGGCTCGGGCAATCCGAACCTAGACATGCTTTTTGCGCTTATTGTGCCGCAAATGCTCGGCCAGGGGAAGTTTTTGCCCCAACAGTTTCCGGCGCAGGGCATTTTAGATCAGTACGCCTCTAGTAAATACATGCAGGCGAGCCGCGGCGTCGAAATGCAGGCGCGTGCGGCGGACAAAGAGGCCATTTATGGCACGATGCTCAAGGTCCGCAGCAACTATACAACCGACCCGCTAACAGGCGTACAGGCAGCCCAGTTGCAGCAAGGTGCCGGGTTATTAAACAGCATGCCTGTGCAGATGCTGTCGGAAATGCTACTTGGTCCGCAAATGTCGGAAGACATTTTCTTTGGGCGAAAAGGCAGCAAGGCTCGGCTAGCTCGCGGTATCGGTCGGATGGGCTTTTCGCGCGCCGACAGCTTGGGCGGAGACTCAATGTCGGGCGAGACGATGCAGGCATTTTCGGACCAGATCTACAACAACCTGTACGGCCCCGGCACAAACATTAATGACATTTCCGGGTTCTCGGCCGGCCGCGTTGGCGACATTATGAACGAATTGTCGCAGCGTGGATTGCTGCCGGAAAGCACTGCGGCCCTCAATTCGTACGACAGGCGCAAAGCGTTTCGCGACAAATCACTGCGCGACCCTAGCTTTTCAAGTGAAATTAATGACGCGCTTGATCGCGGGGACACTGTTGACGAGTTAACAAAACTAGAGGGCGGCGCAGATGCTGTGCGCAAAATAGACGCCAACCGTGTGACAAACACACTGAAAGGCTACACCGATGCCATAGCATCCGTTCGAGAGATATTTGGCGATAACGGTATGGGTAATGCTCCCATGGGTCAATTGATGGCGGCCATGGAAGCATTAACTCAAAACTCGATGAATAGTATGTCGCCGGGTAAAGTTGAAAACATCATGCGGCGTATGCAGATGGCGTCGCGCGACTCTGGCGTCAGTCTGGAATCGCTGATGGGTTTGACAGCGAGATCTGGCGCTTTAGCTGACCAGTACGGCCTTTCCAGAAGCATTGCGTCAGAAAACGTTATCGGCGCAATGGAGCGCAGCAGAGCTTTAAGGGATACAGGCGGTTTCACGCCAGGTTTCGGTCGCATGGATCCCACAAAAGCCGCCATGTTCGCGCTAGATCAGGGGATGCGCGCTGATGCCTCCGGCGTCGGCCGGCTTATCGGCGTGGCCAATCGCATAGTCGAAGAAAACAAGAACGACAAAGATTTTACGCAAAATCGCGGTAAAAATCTCATAAAAATGGTTGAAGCGTTGAAACGCGGCGACTCGACGTACTTTGACGAGGGGCTAAATAAAGAAGTAAACATATACGAACAAATGGGCAACAATCCCGGCACATTCTTCAATGAGCATTTTGATCGTGCGGAGATTTCGCGCTCGCAGGCAAACGCGTATTACAGAGACTCTAATACGCAGGAGTTCATGATCGCTAATCGCGCGCTGCACGCGCAGGCAGCTGAGCTCAAACAAAACTTGGCGGCAAATTTTGCAGGCAACTCCGGAATTACTGATCGCATTGGTAACACAGTACCCGACGCCGAGAGAGGCGCCTTGCAATCTCGCATAAGTCAAAGTCTTGCCACGTCTCTTGTCGATACTATCAACACGACAATGACGGCAGATGAGCGTATCAATGTGCTGCAATCATCGATGCAGCGTGCAGTGCAAGCGCACGTTCGCGAAACAAATCCGGGGTTAAGCGAAGACCAGGTAATGCGCCGATCGAAAGATTTGATGATTGGCGCGGGCGGTATGTTTAAAAATGACGCTGATCTTCGTGATTTTCTGGCGACACAACAGGGTGAAGCTGGTGTATTCGTTGAAGGTAATTACAACATGAAAATGGGCCAGATGCAGCAGATGTTTAATCTGCGAGGTCTGGCCGAAGCACGCGTCCGCCAACAGCGTAATTTGTCTCGCGCGGCAATTTTTGATGCGGATCGTCTGGGTGACGGCAGCAACGTTATACAACGATTTGTTGATTCCGGCGGAAATCCAGAAGCGATGCTCGGCATTATTTCCGACGTCGATGTCCGTAAGCAATTTTATTCAGCCGTTGGTGGCGGCACCGACGACGCGTCGAAAGACGCCGGCAGAGCTAGTATGAAAAACGTGTATGCGGCTATGGATTCGGAGTATCGGTCAGCCGTAGATGCAGACGAGGACGTAATCAAAAAACTCGCTAGTGGTGGATTAACATTTGACCAACTACAAGAACGATTAGTTGGCGGCGCGAATAAAACCGCGTTTGACGGCAAAACAAAGCTGCTAACAACGGCGCAGTTGGCCGACAACATAAAGAAAGCATACGGCAAAGGCGGCGCAGCTAAAGACGCAATGTCTGCGGCGCTGGAATCAATCTACGGCGGCAACGACAAGAAGATAGCCGCCGCGATCGCCGACGGCTCTGCATACACAGCGCTCGCCGAACTTGGCGGTATTCGCGAATACGTAACCGATGCAAAAGCCGCAACTGAGTTAGGACTAACGTCAGACACAATGACGGAAGCCGAAGCGCGTCGGCAGTTAGAGCATGTTGACGTCATGAAGGATACGTCAAAGAAAAGCAAAATAGAGGCGTACGCGCGGTTTGGCAAACAACTTGAAACCGGCGTAGTCACTGCAAGCGGCATCGTCGACCTGTTTGGCGATGGTATGAACGCCACGGCGCGCAAAGGCGTTGAAACATCTATTGAAAAGGCAATAACTGACAACACAGACAAAGACAAAATAACCGACTTAGAGAAACAGCTTAAAGGTTCTGGGTTATCTGCAGAGCGGCAACAGGTACTACTCGACGCCACAAAAATGGCGCGGGCGCACAAAGTTCTTGGCGGGTTGACAGACATGAGCGACACCGCCACGCTTTCAAAAGTTGCAGCAATTCAGGATCAAATAACTGCGGGCGCTATACCCGCGGACAGCGAAGTTGCGCGCGTCATGCGAGAGGGCACGGAAGAAGAAAAACGAAAATTAGTGAAAGAGCCAGAAAAGCTTGAAAAAACACTCCAAGAAGAGGAAGCAAAAAGAACCGAAGCGGGCGGTAAAAGCACAAAAGAAATTATGGAAACGATAGAGGGCGACGCGGCAAAAATGGCCGGCGCTTCTGGAGCAGCAGACCCGACGGGTATCGGCAGCGCTATTGCTAGTACGGTTGGTCCTGCCATTGGCGACGCAATAAAGAGCGCGTTTGACAAAGATTTCAAAATCGAGACGGCTACCATTAACAATGTAACTATGCCGTCGCTTGGAGACGACATAGTTAAAGCAATTAGTTCTGTCGCCGGTACCGCCACATCTGGCGATGGAAAAAGCGGTATGGCTATTACAGGCGTGCTGAAAATGGTCGGCGTTGACCGGGCGGTACTGTCCGCACTGCCAAAAGACAACACAGAGCGCACACCGGCCGGGCCGCCTGTCCGCGAACAAGCGTGAGGGTGTAATTATGTCTGTATTTGCTACATGCGAAGGCGGCGTCTACCGGTATACACCCGGCGAAGAATGCACAAGTTCTGACATCGTTGTCATTAAAGTTGACGGATTTTTAACGACAGTTCCGGTCACAGGCTATGCGTTAGAATTAAGCACAAATCATCAATTTCTACATTCCCTTGACGAATTTATTTACGTGTTCGCGTTTGGCGACCGTATTGGCGAATTAACGCTAAGCGGCATAACGTTTATTGGGTGCGTCGGCGGGGCTGGCGGCGCGGCTGACGCCAGCAGTGTTTTCGACTATTACAGAAACAATCGTTTAGCGGCCAAAATGGCCCCGACACAAATAACGATAGGCGGCACGACCGGCTCGGCGCAGTTGCTCGGGTTTCTGACTGGTATGCGACTTGAAGTGCCAAATCCAGCAAACCCAATTGTGCAGTGGGTATTACGTTTTACAGTCATACTTAATGCGTCTGCGGGCTGAGCTCTAACACAATAGAAATTATCGGCGAATGATCAATCACGCGCGCACATTACTGTTAAACGTGTCGTCGGAATCCTACAAGCCCGGTACGCTTGGTGAGGAATACATTCCTATATACACGCCGTTAAAGCTACCAACGTTTTTGCATGTGCCGCATCGAATTATTTTCGGCACTGATCCCGACCGCGTGTTTTTGAATTACCGCGCCGCCGAGCTCATGCGTTTATTGCACCAGACTGAACTCGCTGAATTTATTTACGCACTAGATAATCGTGTAACGTACTGGCCGCAGCCGACAACAGAATTTTTCCGACCTGAAACGCAAATCACAGCGCAAAAAATATTCGGGCTATACGAGACGAGGTTAAACATAATCGGCAAACCGAAGGCCGATAACAAAGTTGGGCGGTGCTACAGTCAGTACACAGCAAGGGTAAGCGGATATCCAAACGAAGAACTTGTGACCATTACCGAAGATTCTTCGATTGGCGCTGTTGAGGTGCCGCTTACGTGGCTGCAGAACAACCAACTACCGATTATGCGGCTACAAACAGACGGCGTAGTGGGTGCGCGCGGTTTATCAGAACCGATTACGCTGCAAGACGGTCTGTTAAACGTGCAGTTTGCCGATCTCGGGTCGTTGCCGCCTAAATTGCTTTTAGAGACAAAGCGTCGAATTCTTGGCGAAAATTACGAGGAACTGCCGTTTGCACTGGAATCCGGTACAGATCTAGAAATCGCGGAATTAAGGCGATTAGCGATTACAGACTCGCTTCCGCTGCTGGCGCTGTGGCGGTTTAGCGCATACGCGCGGCCGGCTAGCGCAATCGTGACATGCTTGCCGCAATTAGAGTTTCTTGGCGAACCGGTTTACATTCAGCTGTTCGGTGTGCGCAGCGATGTCGAGCCGTACGCCACATTTAAAAACATATGGGAAGACCACCCGAATTCTGTGTACAGATTTGCGGCGTTTTTAATGGCTATGATCTATCGCACAGACGAGTTGAGGTCGCGCAGCAATGGCTAATGAACCGTACGTATCCGCAAAGTTCAAGCTTAGTGCCACGTTTACCCGATCGCCCGACCCTGGCGGTAGCGGTGGCGATACATTTGTTGCGCAGTTTGACGACATTGTGTCGATGTCGGCGTCGTTTGCGTTAAACACTATTCCTACAGCTTCGCTAATTGTTGCAGTTGGCAATCGCGTGAACGGCACGGGCGGCATTACGAAAGCCACGATACACGACGCAAAAAGTAAACTGCAGATGCGCGACAAGGTTAAAGTAACGCTAGACATAATTCCTGGGGCTAAGCTTCAATCTGGCAGCTATACAGTGTTTGAAGGTTATTACGCGGGCATCGGCTATCAGCGGTCACACAATAACGCGAACTATGTATTAAATCTTGTACATTGGCTAGATGATTTAAACAACTCATCGGCAATCAATGGCAATTGGTTCCCCGGCGCCCCGTTCGATTACGCACAGCAGGCGCTATACGACGGAAGCGTGAATGACCGTGTAAACGCGTTCGGCCCGGCGCCAGCAATCGGCGTCCGACGCGCTAATGTAGCTAATTTGACGAGAGACTTATGGGGCGACGTGATTAAACCTATCTTCGAAGAACTTGGAAAATTCGGCGGCGGCGCCACGCAAAGTCGTTTACCACCAGGTGCCGATCCGCGCGATAGAAATGATGCCGCAGAAGCGGCTTTCGAAAAAATACCGGGGGCTTCTCCTAACTATGTGCCATTGAGCTTGGCGCTTGATTCAGCTGATAATCAAAACATAGCCAGCTCGATAGCGTCCTACTTTGACAAAACAATTGGCGAATCGTTTGTGCAAAACAGTATTTGGGCAAAGCTAGTTGGCGAATACGCGGCCGACTTTTTATTTGCGATTTCACCCGCGGTGTCGTGGGCTGTTCCAATACCTTTTTGCGGCGGCTTACGCTGGACTGCCGGCGATAAAGTGATTCGCGCGTCTGAGTATTCTTACGCCAGTTTCAATGCGAACATGAGTCAGATAATTGAATCTGTAAACGTTTACTACCCGCTAGTTTCCGAGACAAATTTAGCAAACGGCTCCGGCCCGCCGAATAGAAAGATAAGCTACTATCGCCCTTGCGCCGAGTGGCCCGATAAAAACGCGCAAAACAAACGCGGCCTAAAACTTTTCAAAGAACCGCCGCGGTGGGGAACAGAAATAGGCAGCAGCGGCCTTAATGCTGGCAATTCCAGCGGTAACGCTCGCCTCACTGTCGCGCCGGATGGCGGCGGCACAGCGTTGGCCCCCGGGCTTAGAGACACCGCGTCGGCCGTGCTCGGCGTGCGGCCGATAATGCAAAGATTCGCTAAACACTGGTATATGTCGGAAATTCTGAAACAGCGATACGGCGAATTGTCCGGCCCGCTTCGTTTTGATATCGCGCCCGGCAGTATTGTTAAAATAGAGATGCCGATCCGAGATCGGCGGCAGGAAGCAAACCCGACTGATTTCTTATACGCGTCAGTCATGTCTGTTTCTTTTGCGATAAACGCTGAGCGCGGAAACGCTGGCACATCTTTCGCAATTGCGCACACAAAAACAGAAGAAGAAATGTCGTCGGCGTCGCAGTACGCAACTGATACGCCGCCAATGTACGCAAACAAATGGTCGTCTGGCCCGTTAGCTGTTCCGAATGGCGGTTAAAATGGCGAAACTTCAACCACAGCCTAGTCGCGGCATGCCGTCTATTTTAGGCGACACTACCCCGCCGTTTTCAAAAGCCGACCCAAAACCCGGCGACGATTTTGCGGCGTTGCATTCGCAGTGGTTGAAAAACCAAACACCAACGCTGAACAGCCAGTTGTTGCAAAAAGTACAGCCAACAATTGATACGGCGCTATCTAGCTACGTGGGCCCAACGCCGTCTTCGGCAATGCGCACTCGAGCAAAGCTTATGGCACTGAGCGCCATGCAAAATTTTGATCCAGCGCGCGGTAACATCAAAACGCATTTACTGTCGCAGCTGCAGAGTCTACGCCGGTTGTCAGCACAAGAACAAAATATCATAGCGATTCCAGAACAAGTCGGTTTAGACTTTCAAAAACTGACAGAAGCGGAGAACGCGCTTAGAGACAAATTAAGCAGAGATCCAAACGATGACGAGCTAGCCGATGCGACAGGCCTATCTACACGGCGTATCGGTAAAATTCGCGCGTTCCATAAACCGATCGCAGAGGGCTCTACTGTTATTGAAACCGCGGACGATTATGCCGATAGCGGCGCAGTTGCTAGTAAAATTCCGGGCCAGATGAGCGAACAAGATGCGTGGATGGATTTTGTTTACGGAGACCTCGACCCGATAAATAAATTGATAATGGACATGGCGCTTGGGCGAAACGGTAGAAAAAAAGTTAGCGTGCAAGAGATTGCGCGCAAGCTGAACATTACGCCCGGCGCTGTAAGTCAGCGCGCGGCTAAGATCCAAAAAATGCTCAACAATAGGGGTTTCTAATGGCGCACGGCATCAAAAAAGGCAACCTGGATTCTAAATTTTTAGAGCGCGTCGACGATCTTGAACGCGTCGCGAGAGCGCAAAGCGCGCAGTTTCGCCGGCAAGACTCAGTGCGCGCTTGGCATACACCAGAAAGTATGGCGGAAGCGGACCTGCTAGACGTGCCTAATTTACACGAACCAGCATGGAATAGGGACAAATTAAACGAAACGTATGCGTTGGACGTAGCGGCTGCTTCCAGCGATAACCGCGGCACGTACGGCGATATCATGGCGCTAAAAACGCAAATTGACTTTATGGCGGCAGAAGAACGCGCCTTTCGGGTTCGACACGCTACGCCAGTACGCTGCGCCGCAGTAGCGCACGGCCGGCTGCACGGCCACGGCATGAGCGAGCACGGCGTATTCTCGATCGTGTCAAAAACTGCGGACACGCTTTTAGTGCTCGGCGGATTCACTGGTGAAAACGAATAGTGCTATATGGCTATCGCTGACTACGCAAACCGAAAATACGATTTTTTGGCATTACAAAACGTCAAATCAGTTGGCGACAACCAACTGGGTTTGTTGCTATTTGCAAATGACGGCACAAGCCAAATATGCGTAGGTGTGCAAAAACTAGCGCAGCGTTGGCTGCTGGAATTTTTAACAGAGACGGGCTCTATGCCGGGCTTGCCAGATCGCGGCACAGATTTCATGACGCTAGTGCGTACCGGCCGGCTTCGCACTTCTGGCGCAGTTATCGTGGCGTTTAATTTTGCGGCGTACACTGCGCGTGTAAATCTCAACAAAGAAGAAGACAACACGTGGCCCGACGACGAGCGACTTGCCGACGCCGAGTTGTTAGATATCAGTTTTTTACCGGGATATGCGAACATTAAAGTGGCAATATACAGTCGTGCCGGGAACAACCGAACAGTTGTTATGCCGATAGCCACATTACCTCAAAAAATTTAGTGCAACATGGCCCTACAAATAAACAGCCTGTCTGAACTGGACGCGACCCGCGTGCAGGAATTGCTCGCGCTTTTTTCGCAGTGGGTAAAGGAGCGACATCCAGAAGTTGAGCTCTCGCGCGGTGTTTTCCACGATCTTGTGCTGTACTTTAACAGCGCTATTAACGCCGCGGTACAGGAAAACGTTACCCGTGTACGACAAAGTAACAGCTTGCTGGCTATTACACAAAATCCCGAGCTTGCTGATGCGGATATCGTCGACCGGGTATTGTCGAACTTTAATTTGACGCGCAACGCCGGCGCCGTTGCCACAGGCGAGGCGTTAGTAATTGTAAACAAGCCGACAAATACGCCTGTGATTGCCGGCGTGAATTTGACGGCAAATGGCGTATCTTTCTTACCAGCGCGTGCGTTTGTCGGTGTTCCGCCCGGCGCCCCTGTTAATTTTGACGGCGCCCGCGCCATGGTACCGGTAGGCGACGGCACATACGCGTTTAAAATTACAGTCGTCGCAACGTCGGCCGGCAGTAACGGCAACATAACGCGCGGTACGAAGTTCACACCAGCTGTTGCCCCGACAAACGTAGCTTCGATTATTGCCGCGACTGACTTTACCGGCGGCGCCGACGCGGCGACAAATGCCGAATACATCGGGCGGCTGGCTGACGGTTTAACTGCCAAAACTATTGGCGGTAGAAAAGCGTTTACTGCCTTAATTCGCGCCCAGCCTGATTTTCAAAACATCGCGCATATGTCTATCGTCGGCTTCGGCGACGCAGAACAAAAACGCGACCAACATGGGTTATTTCCAGTGTCGGGCGGCGGGCGGGTCGACATCTACGCGCAGACTAACGCAACAGCGCAAAAAATCGAGCAGCTGTTAACAGCGCTTTATATCGGCCCGGCTATTCCAGGTGATTTAACCGCCGGGACAATTTGGCAAGTGACTTTAGACAAAGACACCGCCCCGGGTTTTTACGACATATTGCGTATTGCAAAAATTGGCGACGACCAAAACGCCGGCTACGAAATCACAACACGCACTCACGGATATAACTTAGCCGGCTCTGACTACGCTCCCGACATACAGACGCTTCAAGAAAGCGCGTTTACGCGGTATCGAACGCTTACGCTGCAGTTTATCGACGCCGACACGCCGCCAACAAATTTAGTCTCGCGGCAAAGTACGGCTGTCTACTCAATAACCACGCTGGGTATGCCGTTAATCGGACAGCTGCAAGACTTCTTGAATGGCCGCGATGTGCGCTGCCGGACAGCTGACGTTCTAGTAAAAGCAGCTGTGCCATGCGTAACAACAATTGGATTTAAAATTCAACGTGCGGCTAATGAAGTAGACCCCGATATTGCCGCCATCAAATCGGCTATCGTGTCGGCCGTGTCGAAGATCGGGTTTTCTGGGCAGCTGTCTGCGTCCGTCATAACCAGCGCTGCGCACAAATACCTGACCGGACAGCAATCAATTAGCGCCATGGACATATTTGGAAAGATTCTTAGGCCGGACGGGCAGGTTGTCTACTTACGCGATCCGGCGCGCATTGAAGTGCCTGACGACCCGGATAATTTAGTCAGCGCTAAAACCGTAGTGTTTTTAACGGCCGAAAGCGACATCGAAGTGGACATTGACGTAATCGCCGGATTTGGTGACTGAGATCAATGCAGACATTCACATACCCATCATCCGATATTGATAGGCGCGAGTCGCTGCTGGCGGTGCTAGGCAGTTTTTGGGCGCGCACGTATGAGGGTGTTGACCAGCTACATTCGTATACGCGCGCTACAGCTGCCGCCGTAGCGCAAACGCAGCTAAATCTGCTCGAGACTGTTGCCGCGCTAAGCCGCTTTGAAATTCCAGTTTTTCATACTGAGAACTGGTACCCGATTGTATTGCGTAAAAGCGACACAAATGTAACAGCCGCAAACCAGTACCGATTTGACGAAGGCGCGTTTGAATTTGACGGAGCGCCGCAGCTGGCATTTGATGCGTTTACTGGAAAGGATTTTTTTGCGTTTCCGGTATCGCGCGACGTAAGGACGCCGGCGCAGCTTTTCGATCGGCTGCTGTTCCCGACGTTTTCGCTAGCTGGCGGCGTTGATTTTGTTATCGACACCCGTACCAGCACAATTTTGTTCGTATCCGATCCATTTGCCAGCACGACAGTAACGCGGCGCCCCATATACGATGGCGACAAACTTGTCGACGAAGAGATAACCCTGTGGGCGTTTAAAGCGCAATTTGACTATCAGTACGTATTTCAACAGTTTGCATACGCCGTCAATATCAATCTACCTAGTTCAGAAAACGCAAAAAACCTTGTTAACGCTGTAATTGACGGGTTAGTCGCCGGAGGTGCTAGCTCTGCGGTTTTGTCGGAGGTGTTTGCGGCAATTTTTGACGTGCCCGTTGTTAAAACAGATAACGAGGTCGTCGAGCTAATGACCGTCGACAATGCGGGCCTCGTAATAGCCACCGACAAAAATGTCTACAGGTTTGCTGCTGAGGCAAATCCAGTTGTTGCGGTTGGCGACACGTTAAAACGCGGCGACAGGCTAGTCGACGTGTTTGATATTTTTGAGTTAAATCGCGGCGAAGTTCCCGCAGCAATAACCGCGCTCGCTGTTGACTCTGGTTTTACGGCCGCCTGTTTTTACGGCGACTTAATTTTCGAAAACAAATCGGTTCCGCTCGACGTTGATGCCGAGCACCCCAGCGGCTTTACTTATATCAGTTTTCCGCTCAGCGGTTTGCCCAGCGATGTACAGCGCTTTTTTGACGAGATGCACGCGCGCGGAATTGAGCAAATTCCGCAAACGCCGCCAGAATGTGACCCGACTGGGCTTAATCGCCGGTTAGGCACGCTGGCGCACATCCTCGATCGTCGTAAAACTCCGATAGGGGAACCGGCAGCGTCTGACCTGCCGACGACGATAAATCCGCTTGAATTTCTCGTAAAAAACGTATTCCGCAATAACGCGATAATAGCCAAAGTACAGGTTTCCCGATTGGGGAAAAATCATCTCGGACTGTACAATATTCGTCATGTGCGGCAATTATTGCCGCCAGGCTCAGCGCTGTTTCTGGTATACGCGTTAAGCAGTAAAAAGCACCAAATTACGGCCAATAACTCACTGTTTGAAACCATCGATTTTTTCAAAGCGGCAGAGCCATTAACTGATTCCGTCGCCAATTCATTGGTGACGGACAGGGGTGTTATCGTTAGAACCGTGTCGGGAACCTGCCAATAAGGATACGCCATGCCGGCCGATTCACTAATTCCTGGTAATTTCAGCGTTCGCGGGCATGTAACCGTATGGCGCATAGATGAAAACACGGGCATTCGTACGCCCATTGCGGCTAAATCAAATCAGATTCAAGTTTGGTGGGGCCATATCGCGGCAAAGCAGCTCGGCTTTAGGCGACAGCCAGATCGAGACGATTATTTCATTTCGGGCATGTACTTTGAGTACGAAAACCAAACCGACCCAGCGGTTGCAGTAACTACAAGCACTTTTGATCGTACCGTCGGGCTTGGCTATTACAACGCGCTGGCCTCCGATCCGAAACGCGACTTCCTGCGCGTGCCGTTACGGTTGGAACCGACACTAAGTGTTATGCCAGGCAGCACCGGCGAAACAGTTTTAAACACCGCCGGCTTGAGCAATCAGCTTACGTTTTTTGCGCAGACTGCTGGTACGCAAGGCGTTCACGGTAAAAATTTCAGTCATTTAGTCAACAGCAAGATCTTTTCGGCTGCGTTAGTCGCTATGCCGCGTTTTGCAGACAGAACACGCGATCTTATATTCGCCAAGATAAACCTAGACGCCGGTGATCAAACAAGCAAAGAGGCCTCGTCGCAGATCGGCATTACGTGGGACATCGCATTTGAATAAGCTTTAACGCTTGGAGGACAAGGATGTCCAACAATTGGCTATACAACATTCGCCATGTGGCGCCGGGCGAACCGGTACAGTCGGGCGTAGTTAACCGCCCAGACGCCGCGCTGGCTGAAAGAACAAACTACCTCAAAGATCGGCTTGACGCCGCCGCTCTGGGCCGCGCGCTATTTGATGTAGACGCAACAATTGCCCCTGACGTATTAGAAGGGCAACCTGTGTTTTGGAATTACCAAACACAGCGATACGAGCAGGCATTAGCCGCAGTAGAGCACGACACCGTAACACAAACGCTAACCGTTCAGGCGTCGTCTGATTGCCTAGGGTTGCTGTACAAAAAGAAAAGCAGCACGCTCGGCGACATTGTATTGCGCGGAATTGTAAAGCTACCCGGCCTTACCAACGCTGTTGACGGCACCATAACTGCAGGCCGTTATTATTTATCGTCTGAGGCTGCTGGTAAATTAACAAAACAGCGGCCGCCGGCAACTGTATCGGTTTGTTACATACAGGGGCCGAAGGATAATTGCGCGGCGGATCCGTGGGTTGTCGTTATGCCGCAAGTGCGCGACTTCCTAGAGGATCACATCCATTATCGGTTTGAGCTTGTATCACAACCCGCTGGCACCGCGACGGTTAGTAACAACCGATACGCAATAACCAGTCCTGACGTAACAAAGCAAGGTTGGCTGCCGGCGAATCACGCTAGCTTTAACGGAAAAGCCCCGGCTGGCGCCGTATTTGGATACAACCTCGCGGCGCACGAGGCCGTCTCGCGTGTGTGGCCGCCAATACCGGTGTCTGCCGTAGCTATGCTTTGGGACAAAGGAGCCAGCCGCGTCGGCGCAACTGAAATCCCGCTCGGCAGCGACGGTTTGGCGGTATGCGACGCTAACGGCATTTGGTGGATGAGCGACTGCGTAGGCGATGTGCCGTGGCCTGCATCGGTTACGTCAAGTTCGTCTAGTAGTAGTAGCGCGGCGCCAGAATGCCCACGCGACGAACGCATGCGGGTTATTGTCGTATTTTTGCGTATGGTATTCGGCAATGATCGAAGTGTTGTTACAAGCCTAGAAGCCGCCCCAGGAAGCCCGATTGTAATTACGAACTGCGACGGCTTGCCAGCAAAAACAGGCGATCTTGAAATAGATCTCAATTTAAACCTGGCGATCAAACCGCCGCTGCTCGACGGCGGAAAAGTGTTTAAAGCCGTAGAAGACGGCTACAAGCTGCGAGAGGGTTGGGTTACTGAGGGTATTGTTAGCGGTTCGCCGGCT